TGTCCCATAGTTTGAATTGGTGCTTGCCATATTGAACATAGCCATCAGCATATTTGATTGCTACTTTCTTGAACGGTATCCAGCCCAATGAACGCCTAGCTGATTTTTTATTGCTGACTCGCCATTTTAATTTTGCTTTTTTGAATTGCTTTCTGCGTGTAATGAGTTCTTCTGTTATGGCTTGAATGGTTTGACTATGCAAATTGCATTCTTTCGATGTGCCTTTTGTGTATTTAGCAATATCGTATGCTGAAAAGAATTGTTGTTTGCGTTGTAGATGCTTGAAACACAAATCATTCACGTAATTCCAGACAAAATTCACCTCAGATGCCATCTGATTTAGCACCTTGCAATGTTTGTCTTTTATGCGTAATTTAAGTGTTTTCATTTAAATCTCTAGTCAGAAGATTAATTCAGTCCTGAATGGGAATGTCAGAAATCGAGGACTAATCGACTTTCAGGAGCTACCCTATCTGACAAAAATATATTAACCAATATTTAAAGATAATTCAACATTGATACTCAAATTGCTCGCTTATATCCTCGGGCTAAACCCCGAGGTTTTACGCTCCAATACATAAAGCTTTGCTAAAATCGCAACGGTTTCCTTTGTTTCAGGTCGCTGCAATTCTTTAAACTTGCAGTTCATTGCAAGCAATTCAGCACGGCTTACCAACATTAAATTATCCAATCGACAATCGGTTTTAATGCCGTTTTTAAAGATTATTGCGTGACCAGCAGGGATAGGGCCATTAGCTTTTTCCCATAGGTACTTATGCTTGAGCTTCATTTGACGCTCGCCCTCAAACTTGCATTCGATGTAACCATATTTCGTGATGTACTCATGACCGACTGGTGCCGCTGTATGAGGAACATTGCCTTTTTTCCACAAGGTTTCAGGGCTTGGCTTATAGCCTTTCATGCCCTTATTCCAAGTAACATGACCTTTTTCCAAGCGACCAGTGCGGCCAGTTTTAGCACCAATTCTGATACAGTGAGCCTTTATCTGATCCACATTAACACTCACACCAAACTCAGCATTAAAAAGCTCGGTTAATTCCTTGCGGGGTATGGTTGTATGCTTAATCAAAAAAGCATCCATTTCAGGCGTGTATTTAAACTGCATTTAAACCTCGACATCCATATCGCCAAGCGCAATACGTGGGGCTTGTTGTTCTTGGTTTAAGCCTTTGTATTGAGCAACCAGCTTAACCGCATCCAATTGAGTAGCGTGTGCCTTGATAATCTCGGTACTAATGCCTTGAATTGTTTGAGCGCGTTTAACCTCAGTTTCAAGGCCATCTTTATCAGCCTTCGCCAAACGATCCAACTGATCAAACAAATGCTTATTCAAGTCTTTTAATGTGCTCATGCTGCCACCATCTGATAACTAAGATTTTTTAATTTCGTAATGCCACGATTAGATAATTGTTGAATGTAGCTTTTGTCGCGATTCAACCAAGCCCTACAAAACGATAAAAACCGCTTTTGACACACATCATTCATTGCAAAGCCTTGCTCTGTTTCAACCATTGAGATTTTTGCAACATCATTGCTACGTTTCATAACGATGCAATCCTTTTTAGCTGACACGTAATATCCGCTTTCGTGCATCCACACAGTGAACGCAAACGATAAGGAATTAGGAATAAACTTCACCATGTCATCACCACCAACGTCGCAAAGAAGCAGAGGAACGTTAAGCCAAGTTTGAGTTCGTTCATGATGTCACCTTCACCTTGCTACGCTCTGCAAACAGCTTTGCGTAATATTCCTGGCAGTGCGGAATCTTGTCTTTGATCTTCTGAATGATTGCTTCATCACGCTCAATAACTACAGTTGTTTTGCGCTCTCGAATATCAATCTTTTCAACCAAGTGAACCAACTGGTCTATATCATCCCAGTCTTTTAAAAGCTCGGCAGGGCAAGGGAATAGCCAAAAATCAATATTCGCCACATCGCAGTCATACAGCCACATATAGGCCTGCATCTGCACGTCATAGCCTGCCTTTTTGACCTTTTCCATTGCTTCATCTGCAAAGAAAGGATGTGTACCAATATCCCAAGTAACTTTGGTGTCTATAATCAGTTTTCGCTCAAGATCAAGCACATCACACTCGCCAGTGATTAACTCATTTTCAACACGACCAACGTGCTTTTGGTAATTGCGAAAACGCATCTTTCCAGACATCTCAATTGCTAAATCTTCGAGCAAATTGCCTTTTTGTGTGTACTGATTACCCGTGAATGAGCGAAAACCGTATAAATCTTCTTTAACAATGTCACGGGTTGCAGACTTTGCTGTGTCGCTGATGACAGCCGCTTTAGAGCGACCATCACCGATTAATTTGTGTAGAGAAGAACAGCGGAATAGCTTCATATCATCACCATTAAAACCGTAAAGAAACTTTGTTTCTGCTGCGGAAGTTATAAATTTCCTCAATCAGGGATTTATATTGCGTCACATTTGAGCAGTGCGTTAGTGACTTTGGATTGCTCTCCAAACGACTAATAAATTGATCATGGTTATAGTCATCTATACGAAAAATACCTAGCATTGCAATTACAAACCCTGCTCTATTAAAGCCATCATAGTGCGGCTTTATTCGCATTATTTTTTCAGCATTAATCCTAGATTGTTCAATATCTGGGATTTCAAGCTCTCCGTTTTGGAAATACTTAACTGAGTATTTGCCACTCTTATTTGTATCGCTAATAAGTTCTTTTGATGCCTTATTGACGCTCAGGGTTAATTTATTAGTCAAAATCGCCTCAGCAGCAGCAATCCCAAAATCAGAGTATTCGTGCATAAAGTTTCTAAATTCGATATATGCTTCATTACCTAGGTCGCAATATGCTTGCAGATAATCAATCTTGGTCCAGTTCTTGGCGCTAGTATTAAGCAGTTGAACCTCTTTTAATGAATACCCCTTACATATGATAAAATTCAAAGGCAAGCCAAGAGATTTTGCCGCCTCATATCTATGCTGACCATCAATGATTTCAAAATACTCATTAACAATCATTACACTTGATAGATAAGCCTCCTTAAAACTCTGCTTTAATCGCTGAATATGAACCCTATTTACAGCGCGGTTGCCAGCAAGCGTTTTAAATATTTCATAATTTGAGGTTGAGTAAACCGTGTTTACAGTTTCCAAATCCATAATATCAAAATCAATTTTCATCACTGAGCCTCCACCGCTACATGCTGCGCATCTGTCAACGCGTAACCATCCAAGATGTAAGCCTTATCAATCGCACCAGCGTTCAACTGCTCAAGTGCTGCATTGAACTCATCATCATTCAGCGTTGGTTTTGGCGACTCTAAATCCGCAACTGATTCGCTATGGTCGACGTAGTCAAACTCGTCCTTATCCACATCACGGATGATTGCCTGATCTGCCATCTGTGCTTTTTGCATATCAATTGAAAGCGGTGCTTGCTTCGATAAAAGCAGCTTTAACACGGTTTTAAGCGCCATTGCTTCAAACTGATCTTTCCATACGCCAAAGCCTTTTTTGGCTGTTTGGCTGTACTTGTTGGCGTGCTTCATTACTTCTTCTTTACTCATGTAAAGTTCAGCAGTGAAGCCATTAATCAGCTTAAAAAACGCCACATATCCGATAGGGTTGCCATTTGGCTTAACCGACCAATCAAACTCATAACCAAGCAAAGGGTTTTCACTAATCAACTGCCCTTCATAAACAGCCGTTGCAGCAATGCGGCTAAACTGTCCAGAGCGTTGTGCCAACTGGATGTATCCCTTGTACCCAAGTTGAAATTGAGCCTCGATCTTATTTTCCTTGTTGTTCTTAAAAGGAACAATGTAAGCAAAGCCAAGGTTGTTGTTGATTGGCAAGTTCAGTGTTGCAGCCATACATGCAGCACTAAAAATAGTCTGCGGGTCTGCATTAACAAGCATTGAATTGCTGTTCACGATCTGCAAAACCGAAGTTGCAAAAGCAGGGGCGTTCTTACCAACAAGCTCTTTCAACTTTTCCTGAACCATCGGCTTTGAGAAAAAGTCTTTTGCGTTATGTTTTACTGGTGCATTCATTTTGTTTAATCCCCCATTTTTTCGTAATAGCGACTTTCATCCGCCAAGTCTTTAACTTCCGCCGCTTCTTTTTCAGATTCGGCTTTGAATTGTTCTTCTAAAATTTCAGAAATTTCATCATTGAGCATTTGAATTTGCTTATCAGTAAGCTGAATTTGCAGACCATGACAAGAAAAAACAGATTCAAATTCTTCAATTGTAGGGCGGTGTTTTGTTGTCACCACCAAGCTGCCAAACTCAATTTCTTGGTCGTGTGCAGGATTGTTGCCGTGATAATTAACCCAGTATGAGCCAGTATCTTCATCGGCAATGATTGAGCAAAGCACGCTACCATTTGTGGTTGAAACGCCTTTATATGAGAGCGTGAAACGAATCTCGCGGCTAGAAACGTCAATGTCGTTAATAGAAACGTGATTGAAGCCGACATATTGCGGTGCTTCACACCCAAATGCGGTTAAAAACGCCGTGTCTAGTTTAGTGATTGCATTCATTTCGCCACCTCATCAAACATCGCTTGATGTGCCAAAGCACGATGCTCTTGTACATCCACCTCAGCAACGCAGGCTTTAAGAAACGAAACTGTGGCAATGCTTAGCAGGGCGAAAAAGAACGCATAAGCAATAAACGCTGCCAGCTTTTTCTTTACGCTATTTTTTAAATCTGTCATACTTACCTCGTTGTGTTGAAGCCC